CAAGAAATGGAAAACGTAGTAACCAAAGGGGCTGCACCTGCTGAGAAAATGCCTTCTTCTGGTGTACCAGTTGAAGATCTCGGCGGTCCTACTCCCGAAAATTATCGTCCAGATGACGATTCCGCAAAACTCAAAGATCCTGCTTCCACTCTGAAGCAAGTTAAAGATGTCGTCAATGCTAAGGCAGCAGCTGCCGAAGCAGTTTCAGACGAAATCGAAGACGGTCAAGAGATCGTTAACGAGGAAGAGGAAGAGATCACTGAAACTGAAGAAGTCGTTTCTGAAGAAGAGACTTCTGAAGAAGAAGCAATGGTTGAGTACAGCATCGAAGAAGATGTTGAAGCTCTGCTTCAAGGCGAAGAGCTTTCTGAGGAATTCCAAGAGAAAGCACGCACCATTTTCGAAACTGCTATCAACGCAAAGGTTGGAGAAATCCAAGAGCAACTCAAGGCTACCTATGAGGAAGCACTTGTAGAAGAAATCGCAACTATTAAAGAAGGTCTTGAAGAAAGACTCGACGCATACCTTGAGTATGTTGCTGATGAGTGGATCCAAGAGAACGCTCTTCAAGTTGAGCACGGTCTCAAGACTGAAATGACCGAATCATTCCTTGCTGGAATGAGAGGTCTTTTTGAAGAACATTATGTCACAATCCCTGAAGATAAATATGATGTGCTTGAGAGCATGGTAGAAAAACTTGATGATATGGAAACAAAACTCAACGAGCAGATTGAGAAGAACATTTCCCTGAATCAAAGACTGGCAGAGTCAGTTGCTGATGGAATCCTTGATTCCGTTTCAGAGGGTCTGGCACTTTCTCAGAAAGAGAAGCTCGCTTCACTTGCCGAAAGTGTTGAGTTTGAAAGTGAAGAAGAATATCGTGAAAAGCTTGAGACTCTGAAGGAGTCATACTTCTCCAGAACTCCTGCTACCAAATCTGAAGCTCCACAAACCCTCTCTGAGGGTGTAGATAGCACTCCTGCTCCTACTACTAGCAGCATGGATGCATATCTGAAGTCACTGGGTGCATTCAGAAAGAACTGAATTTAACATTAATTCAAACAAACAACTAACTTTTTTATAGAGGTAAAAGCAAATGTTCCAATCAGAGCATCTGCAGGAAAAGTGGAGTCCACTTCTCGACTATGAGGGTCTTGATCCAATCAGAGATTCCCACAGAAGAGCAGTAACCGCTGTCCTGCTGGAAAACCAAGAAAGATTCCTTAAGGAAGAGCAAGCATTTAACTCAGGTATCAACCTGATGGAAACCCCAACCAACAGCGCTAATGCTGCTGGTGCTTCAGGTGGTTTCGGTGGTGGTGCTGAGCCTGCTGGTCCTGTTGCAGGTTTCGACCCTGTTCTGATCTCACTGATCAGACGCTCAATGCCTAACCTGGTTGCATATGACCTGGCAGGTGTTCAGCCAATGAATGGTCCTACTGGACTGATCTTTGCAATGCGTTCCAGATATGAGAATCAGTCTGGATCTGAGACATTCTACAATGAAGTTGATTCTGCATTCTCTGGTCAGAATGCTGGATTCGATCTCACAGCAGGTTTCTCTGATGTTGATGCTGGTATTGGTACAACTGCTCAGTCAGGCACCAACCCATCAGTTCTGAACCCTGTTGGCACTGCAACCTCCACTGCTTATGACGTTGGTCAGGGCATGGTTACTGGTGATGCAGAGAACCTGTCAGGCACAGGTGATGATGCATTCAACCAGATGGCATTCTCGATTGAGAAAGTCACTGTCACTGCAAAGTCAAGAGCACTGAAGGCAGAATACAGCCTTGAGCTTGCACAAGACCTGAAGGCAATTCATGGTCTGAATGCAGAAGCAGAACTTGCTAACATTCTCTCCACTGAGATCCTTGCTGAGATCAACAGAGAAGTTATCAGAACCATCTATAAGGTTGCTGAGCAAGGTGCTGTTTCCAACACTGCAACTGCTGGTGTATTCGACCTGGATATTGACTCCAATGGTAGATGGTCTGTTGAGAAGTTCAAAGGACTTCTGTTCCAGATCGAAAGAG